CACTGTGGCGCTGGTGCCCAGCAAACCGGTCTGGACCAGTGCAAGTAATCCGTGATGGTTGGCCATAGACAGCCAGCCCGTAGACACCGTACCCGCCGCTTGCGCGGCAGGATCGATGGTAGCGAGAACGGACAGCAGTTCGCTGCCTTTTGCATTGGGGAACATAGTTTTTCTCCTGAGGTTTGAGGCCCGCTTAGCGCGCGCCCAGTTGGATAAAGGGGGACATCGTGGTGCTGCCTTTGGCAGGCGCGATGGGGGCGGCTAACTTTGATTGGCCGTCCATGCGAAAGGTCGTTCGAAACGCAGTCAAGTCCGCATCGAAGTACAGGTGCATCGATGTGGCGGTCTGCATGCCACCCGCTTTGGTGATGGTCTGGTAGTACTTCAGGTCCACCAGCAAGATGTCACCCTGGGCGGAGAAGGTATTGGCGTGTTGAGATACAAAAACCGGGCGACCCAGCAGCGTGCCATAGGGCGACGCCTGAATACCGCCAACGTTCAATCCGGTGGGCAAGTAGATCGGGTAGCTGCCCAAGGTCAGGGTGAAAAGTGCTGGCAGTACATCGTTGTTAACGATCCATACCGCGTTGGCAAATGAGCCCGAAGGCAAGCGCGCAATCATCTTGGCCAAGTTTTGAGGAACCACGGTTTGCGCCGCCTGCCCGCTTTCTTTGGCCACCGTCACGGTCGCGCCGGCGTTCAGGCAGCCAACCGGGACACCCGTGCCAGAGCCAAACAAAATGGATTCATTGGTCTTCCAGCGGATGGAGGCAGCGATTTTTTCAGGCAAATAAGAGGACAGCGCGTTGGTGTCCTCGAGCAGCTCGTCAGTGGTGGGCACCAACGCCATCAGTTTTTTAAGGCGTAGCGTCGCCAGACCCAGCACTGGCTTGGATGCGGCTGCCGAAGCGGCTTCGCCCTGCCAGTAAGCTCGGATTCCGTTCGTTCCCCACGGAGTCGTTTCATCTTTAGGAAAAGCCATGGTGTTGCCGCTGATCTCGACGTTGTCGGTCAAGGGCAACATTGAGTCCTCGCCTAGTGAGAGTTGAAAGATGTCCTGCGAGAATTGCGGCGGCACCAAAAACCCACCATCCTGCGCCGAGCCTTCAGAGCCGAAATTGCTCGGCGCCACGGCGGCACGGCCAGCGCCTATGAGCAAGCGCTCGTCAATGGTGTTGCCAGGCTTTTGGGCATGGCAGACCTTTTGCAAGAAGTCGCCTAGAGTGTGAAAGCCGTGCTTCAAATCAAGCCCACGGTTATCACTGATCATCACGCTGGGAAATCCAGCACCAGCGAGCTTGCCCATGTGCAAACCCATTTGAGCTTCCTCAGAAATCAAGGCCGATTCGCGGTCAATCGCTGCTGAAGTAGCTTCGATTCGACTTTTGAGAGCATCAAATTTAATGACATCCTCGTCTGTCAGATCGCGGTTTTCTTGGGCGGCAATGTCGGTTAAGGCTCGCGCCTCTTTGACAAGGTCAGACTTGCGAGCTTGAAGCTCGCGCAATTGCTTACTCATGTGGGTTTCTCCAGACGTAAAAAAGCCACCTCTTGGTGGCGGGATTTGAAAGATTAAAAATTGCGCGAAGCTGGTCGCGCGTCAATGTTGCGACCTACGGGTCGCCGTTCGGACTGGAGACGCTCAACGGAGCAACTCCTGAGCAGTCCAAATTACAAAATTCCAAGCTCCGAACGAGCTTGGGCCAATCGGGAGGTTTTGGGCTTAGCCGGCGAACTGGACTTGCCACTGAACTTTGCATTTGACGATGCATCTTTTTGCATCTTGCTCAAGACCTGATCGAAGCTGGCAATGCCGTCCACCATGTTTTGTGCCAATGCTGCATCTGCACCCAACACACGACCTTGGCCCATGCCATCTCGGACTTGGGCAATTGGCAAATTTCGGCCTTTGGCGATGGCCTTGGTGAAGGCCAGGAAATAGTCATCCACACGGGACTGCATGAAGCCCTGCGCATCTTCACTCAGCGGGGCGTACGGATTGCCTTCCACTTTGAACTTACCCGCCGAAATTAACGTGGGCGTGACGCCCTCGGCAGCGAGCGCTTGAGAGTAGTCAAAGTGCGCTTGCCACACGCCAATGGAGCCCACCTCGCCGCCAGCAGTGACATAAAACTCGCTGGCTTGGGAGCCAACCCAGTAAGCCGCGGAAGCCGCCAGACTGTTAGCAATCGCCACCACGGGCTTTAGCGAGCGGGCAGTCAAAATCGCATCGCCCAGCTCAGAGACGCCGTAAACGCTGCCGCCAGGGCTGTCGATGTCCAGCAAGATCTGACTGACCGCATCATCGGCAACGGCTTGTCTGAGCATTTGGGTCACTATCTGTGTGCTGACCATGCCGGGGCCGGAAACGTCATCGACCATGTTGCCCCGTTGGGTGATGACGCCGTAAATGGGGATGACGGCAATACCGCCGCCAGAGATAACCGCCGAGGTCTGCCTGCGGGTGTCTCGCAGCACGCGGTCTGTTTGAATTTGAAACTTCGCGGCGTCACTGGCGGGCGTGCCTTGTGACCAGCGGGAAATGACAGAGGTCAGTGCGCTCAAGCGCTCGGGCATCAAGGCCCATGGCGTTGCCAAAAATTCAGCGACTAAGAGTTGGTTTTTCATAAATTCAGCCCGAGTGAGATAAGTGATTGGGTAAGCTGGTTTTGATCTACAGGCTCGGCCATTTGGTTTTTTGCCCATAACTGAACCCGGTCTAGCGGTACTGCCAAAGCTTCTGAGATCAGCAAGAGATCTTTGTCTGCGAGGTGTCCTGCTCGTCCTATGCGGCGCGCAAGTCGCTCGGCCGTAGTCTTAACAAGGGCGTGGAATCGCGCTTTAGTGGCGTCCATCGGGAGCCCAATTTTTTCTTGTGTCGTTGGTTCTGCCACTACTTCTTGTGTTTCTGCTTGTGCGTTGAGTTCCAATTCCTCGGCCGCATCCTCCTCAACCATATTGAGCGGGCGTAGTGGCTGGTCCAGCCCGTCAATCGGATTTAAGTTTTCTGCAATGCGCGCTTCGTTGCGGGTAAGCCAGCCGTTTTGAATCCCACTTTGGTAGTAGCTCGAGCGGCTGGACGCATCGCCGCGCATCAGGTTGGCGAAATCAAACTCGACCTCGATGTCGTCCCGCTCGAGCAGCAACTCCGACTCGATGCTGGCCTCCCAGCGCTCTGCCCAAGGCGTCATGGTGTGCATGACGAACTCCAGGCTCTGCTGCTCGATGTTGGAGAACGTAGCCCGCTCAAGGTCGGCAATCATGTGCGGCGGCACGCGAAAGAGGCGTGCGATATCGGTGATCTGAAACTTGCGCAGCTCCAAAAACTGCGCGTCTTTGTTGGTGACGCCCACTTCATGAAACTTCATGCCGTTTTCCAGCACTAGGACCTTGCCGCGGTTGGCACCGGACTGCGCCTGCTGGTAGGACTCGCGAAACACCTTCTTAGCTTCGCTGTCCTTAAACGAGCCTGGAAACTCAATCCAGCCGCCGGTCGGCTTGGCGTCGTTGGCAAAGAAGCGCGCGCCGTAGTCTTGTGCTGCCAGCGCCATGCCCAGGTTTTCTCGGGCTAGCTCAATCGGGCTCATGCCCATCAACCCTTCTGAGGACAGGCCGCGCAAATGCCAGACCTCGCCTCTGGGCATGATGACCACAGTGCCCGCCCGGTCAGTGACGCGGTAGCGGTATTCGCCCGAAGGCAGCAACTCGATCTTGACCCGGTCCGGATGGATCGGCATCAGCTCAGTGATTTCGCCACGCGGGTTGGTGATGACTTGGTTGTAAGCGTTGCCGCGCAAAGCCAAGTGGCCTTGCAGCATCTCGCGCCACTCGAAAGGATTTTGAAACCGGTTCGGCCGCTTGCCAATCAAGCGGTAGAGCCAGTGGTCCGTCACCCTGTCCTTGCCGCCATCGGGGCGGCGCTGGTAAACCACCAAGGGCAGCGAAGCCATGGTCTCGGCCAAGATGCGCACGCAGGCGTAAACAGCAGCCAAGCGCAGCGCACTGTCAGGCGAGACACGCATGCCACTGCCAGAACGGGCGGAGGCTGAATCAAAAAAGAAGTCGCCCCAAGGCGAGCGATCTCCACCGGAGGCGTTGGGACCGCCGGATCCACGCAAGCGATCAAAAAAGCTAAGCAGTCCCATAGGTTCAGAGCAACATCAACTCGTAGTCGGATCCCAGCACCACCGAGTCGCCCGGTTTGATCGCACGCGAGAGCGCCATGATCAGTGCCACGATGCCGTCAATCTTGTTTTCTGCTCGCTCCTTGCGTGGGTAAATGTTGTCTTTGGCGTCCAGGTGGGCCACCACGTTGCTGACCATCCAGCCGAGCACCGGGTCGCCGTCATGGACTAATTTCTTTTGCAGCACCAGGGCCTCTAACGTCTTCATCGGCTCTGAAAAGTTCAGCACCGTGGGACGCACTTCAATCATGGGCAAACCCTCACTCATCATTCGGGTCGAGAGTTGCGTCGCCTGAAACGGATCAAACGCGACGGCCTGCACCGCAAACCGCGAAGACAGATCGTTCAGATCCGCTTCGATCCAACTGAAATCAATCACATTGCCCGGCGTCACGGTGAGGCGTCCGGTGTGCATCCACCCCGGGTACTGGCTGTTGCCGTTGGCATTGACCGTGTCCTCTGGCAGGTAGTACTTGCCAAAGACTGCGAACGCGTCGGCAATCTCAGGATGGGCAAACACAATCACCAAGGCGGCAATGTCTGTCTTACTGGCCAAGTCCAGGCCAACCCAGCAGGGCTGGCCCGCAAAGGACTCGATGTCCAGGTCCAGATCAGCACACGCGTCCCAAGAGCGCATGTCCATCCACGCGGTGTCGGCATTGACCCACTCGTTCAAGTGTTTGGTCTTAAAGTTGTTCATCGCACTGGGTAACTGCATAGCCTTGGCTTGGAGCGGTCCCAGAATTTCCGGGCGCACCGAGATGCCCCAGTTTGGATTGGCTTTGATCAGTGACTCTTCGCTGGTCCAGTCGTCCCCGTCATCCAGACCGTAGACGATGCCAAACTGGCTCTCGTCCTCGAACACGCCATCGAGCAGCCGGGTCACAAAGGTGCGTACCTCGTAGCAAATGCCTGAGCGGTTGCTGCCTGCGGTTGTTATCACCCACAGAAGTGAGTTGTCTCGCTTGCCGGTGCCGGTCTCGACCACGTCGTAGACGGTTCGGGTTTTGTGGGCGTGCAATTCATCAATGCAACCGAAGTGAATGTTCAGGCCATCAAGCGTCGAGCCTTCGGCTGATAGCGCTTCAAACTTGGAGCCGGTCTGCAGCACATTCATGTTGTGCGCACCGACGTTGACAGAAAACCGGCTGCGAAAGCCGCGCGACCTGCGCGCCATCGTCTGCGCATCACCAAACACGATGCGCGCCTGGTCGCGGGTGGTGGCCAACGAGTAAACCTCGGCACCACCTTCACCGTCGGCAGCCAGCATGTAAAGCGCAAGCGCAGACGACAGGGTCGACTTGGCGTTGCCGCGTGGCACTTCGATGTACGAGCGCCGAAAGCGGCGGTTGCCGTCGGGCTTGACCCAGCCGAACACGGTGGTCAGGGTGAACACCTGCCAGGGTTCCAACTTGATCGTCTCGCCTGCCAGCGGCCCTTTAACGTGAGGTAAGCGCTCAATGAACGCGCACAGGTTGTCGGCGGGGTGAAAGGCCCGGCCATCCTTAGTTGTGAGCTTCGGGTTGAAGCGATAAGGGCTGTCTTTGCCTTTGAACCGATTCAGGTCTGCCAGTTGGCGCTCGCAGGCGCGCTGGACCCACTTGCAGGTCAGGATTTTTCCGGCCACGACGTCTTTGGCGTACTGACGGGCGATGGTGGCATAGGATTTCAATGATCTATTCCAAAAATATTCTGCCACCTGTGTTTTAGGTTGATCACAAGATGTATTGACAACAGCTACACATCAACGTACCATTCGTGTATCTGTTGTGTATGCAATCAAGGAAAAACTTATGCGTGATGCCGCCATCAACCTGCGCGCTCTGGCTGAGCAGCGCGACCTCATCGACTACGCCGCACAATTGCTCGGCAAAAATCGCTCAGATTTCATGCTGGAAGCAGCCTGCGATAAAGCGCAGTCCGTTGTGCTTGATCAGGTTTTCTTCGGTTTGGACGAGAACAAGTTCAAGCAATTCACCGCCATGCTTGACGCGCCGCCCGCTCCTAACCCAGGCCTTGAGCGACTGATGGCTGTTAAGGCACCGTGGAGCATCGCCAAGGCATGAATTTGCAACTCAATGCGCCAGAGCCGCTTGACAGTACCCACCGCGTGGATGACTTCGTCTGCGGCGAGCCCGTCCTTGACGAATGGCTCAAGCGTCGGGCTTTAGCCAACCAAATCAGTGGTGCCAGCCGTACTTTTGTAGTGACCAATCTGGAGAAACGAGTTTTCGGCTACTACGCCATGGCGGCAGGAGCGGTGTCGCATCAAATGGCCACGACAGCGATACGGCGCAATATGCCGGACCCGGTCCCCGTCATGGTGTTGGCGCGACTTGCCGTCTCCACCCACGCACAAGGCATCAAGTTGGGCGGATCGCTGTTAAAAGATGCCGTTAATCGGGCGGTAGCGGTTTCTCACAATGCAGGCGTTAGGGCCTTGCTGGTGCATGCACTGCACGACCAAGCCAAAATGTTCTACGAGCATTACGGTTTTCAAGTTTCACCCGTGCATCCACTGACACTGATGCTGCGCCTGCACACCATCCGGCCAGCTGCTTCACAAGATTTTTTCTCAGAAGGCCGGGGGCTAAACACTCAAGCTGACCGAGAGCCCATGTGATGGCCGATCGACTGATTGAAGATCAGTCGCCTGTCAGCCCGCAATATCAGCCCAAGGGTCGTTATCCCTTGGAGCGTCACTGGGCGCGGAAATCCGTGAACGTGCCGCCGGGGTGAAACCCATCTCGGTCTCGTAGACCTTCATCTCCATAGCCAGTTCGCGGATCACGTCCATCAGTGGCGAGCGACGCAAGATGCCGCTGGGTGTCTTGATGATCATCCCCGAGACACCGGCACGATTGATCTTCGCCAGCGCCTCACGGTACAGGCCTGAGCAATTTGCCCAACGTTCCAGCACCGCACCATCCAGCGCCGACAAAAGTCCCGGTGGTGAATTGGCCACGGCATAGTTCCACGCCTCCTTAGCCACATCGCTCATGTAGTCGGGCGGCATGCACAGCGCCGTTGTAGGCCGAGGCTCGTGGGGATTGGTCCGGCATTTCTGCACGGTGCCTTTGATCTGTTTGATTGCCAGCGGAAGCGGCTTACGACCGGCCATGGAGGTGGGTTCAATTCTTCAAAAAAATGTTTTCAATTTGCACGCGCAAAAATCTGTGCAGGCGCACGCATCTCTGGCCGCCGTCTGTAGAGATTCAGACCCCCTACCCCCCTACGGAAGGGTGGTCAGCGCCGAGCTGCGGTCTCGCGTGCCGTCTTTCGGTTGTGACATGAGACGCACAGCGCCTGCAGGTTGGCCGTGTCAAAGCGCGCACCGCCGTCCTTGAGGGGCGTAACGTGATCAGCGACAACCGCTGGCACCACGCGACCATGCTGCTCACACGCGCCGCACACCGGGTGCTGACGCAAGAACGTGGCACGCACCGCACGCCACTGGGCTGATTGATAAAAGCCCAGCTCCGCATCAAAGCTGCGCCGGGCACGACCGTAGTCAAGGTGCACCGCTTTGCGATGGGTATCGCAATAGCCGGGCCTTGCCAACACAGCCCCACAACCGGGGTGTCTGCAAGGGGTTGGCGCTGACAGTGGCATGAAGTCGACAGTCTTAAAAAATACTCGCACCTATTTGCGGGACTTGTGGGTTCAGGACTTGGCTTTACTTGTGTTCAGAGCGTTCATACGAACACCAGCAACAACCCAAAGGAAAA